GCTCCCCCGGTCGCCGTCCCGACGAGCGTGCCGGCCGGATCCTCGACGCGGAACTTCGACGCACCATCGGCGCCGCCGGTCGTGCAGTTGACGGTGTAGACGCCGAGCTTGGCATTCGCCGCCAGGGCCGGTTCCGCCATGGTGAGCACACCGTTGCCGGTGCTCGCGGCATCGGCTGCCGAGATCGCGGAAAGGTCACCGGAACCCGAGACCTTGCCGAGAAGGGTACCGAGCTTGACGGTCCGCTTGGCACCATCACCGGCGAGAAGCGTGCCGGTCGCACGGGTCAGTTCCACCTCACCCTCGTAGGCGACGAGGGAGGAGACCGGCACCGGTCGGGTCATCTTGTAGCTTTTGAGCATTGCTTTGCGCTCCTGGTTGTTCGGGCGCGCTCCGCCCTTCGCCCGCCGTGACCGGCGACCGTTCGTCGTGCGCGTCGATTTTAGTGGGGAGAAAGGGCGGCGATCAGCCGGCGGCCGAAGCCTTCATGCCCTCGATCTGCTTCGTCACCCGAGCGCTGAGCCCGGATTTCGCCTGCGGCTTTCCGCCGGGCTGAGCCTGTCCCGCGGTGGCGAGACGTTCATTCTCGTAGGCCGCGGGGTCCGCAGCATCTTCGGCCTTCGCCGCCGCCGTGGGCGCCACATTCGCTGCAACGAATGCGACGACGTCCTCGGCGCTCATCGCCGGCGACTTCACCGCGAGATCAAGGGCGGCCGACATACGCTTGCCGTCGCCCTTGATGCCATCCGCGCCGAGCACCGCAGCGAGGCGGTCCGTCGAGGCCTTGGCGCCGTCTGTGGCCCCGGAAGCCTTTGCCTTCTCGATCTCAGCGGCCGAGGCCGCTTCCGGCGTCTCGGAGGGAGTGTTGGTATCTTCGCTCATCGTTCGTCTCCTAGTCTGGGTCGGAGTGGGCCGCGCCTGGCGCGCGCTCGAGAGTTCGGCAAGAACGCTTTCGAACGTGCCGATGCGGTCGGCTAGGCCAGCATCGATTGCCGCCTTGCCGGTGAACGTTCGGGCTTCGGTCGCACGCGCAGCGTCGGCGGTCGTGCGACTGCCGCGACCGGCCTCGACCGTCTTCAGGAAGAGGTCGTAGACCGCGTCCATCTCCGTCTGGAGATCGGCGCGAACGGTGTCCGGAAGAGGTTCGAACGGATTGCCGTCCACCTTGTGCGCGCCGGCGAATATCAGGGTCGGGGTGATCCCATCGGCAGCGAGCATCCGCGAGAAATCCGCATGCATGAGCACCACGCCGATCGACCCGACCACGCCGGTTTCGATTGCGACGATCTCCCGGGCGCCGGACGCGATCACATAGCCGGCACTCGCAGCGAGGCCGTTCGCAACCGCGATCGTCGGCTTTTCGGCGGAAAGCTCGCGCACGAGCGCGGCGGTCTCGAACGCCCCGATCACCTCGCCGCCCGGGGTGTGGAGATCCAGGATGACCGCCTTGACGCGCTGGTCGGCCTTCACGTCCTTCAGTTGGCGCTTGATCCCCTCATAGGAGACGAGCCCGGAATTGGCCCCGATCCATGCGCCACGGCTGACCAGCGAACCGACAATCGAAATAATCGCAACGCCCTCGGCGGTGACCGGATACGGGGCGAGAGCAACGAAGCCGTCGGCATCACGAACGAAGCGACCCTCCTCGTCGCGCTTGAACGGATCTCCTTCAAACCGATCCGCCCGGGCCGCGTCGACACCGATCCGACCGCCCAGCACCTGGAGGACCACCTGCGCCTTGTCCGGGGTGATCAGAAGCGGGCGATTGAGCACCCGGTCGGCGAGGTGCACAAGCATCAGCAGAACCTCATGGACTTGGCGAAGCGGCGACGCACGCCACCGGAAGCGCGCTGGCAGCGATCGTCGTAGGTGCGGATCATCTCCGCCAGGCGATCGAGGTTGGACCGGGTGAAGGTCACCTCGTCTTCGCCAAAGCGAACGGTCTCAGCCTTCGCGCCGGCGATAATCGACAGCTCGACCTTGCGCAGTGCGAGAGCGACGTCGCACGGCAGCGTCAGGTCGACGACATCGGCGCCGATCTTCACCATCGTCGATGGGCTCATGCGGCTTCGGTCTTCTTGCGGTCATCGTCGGTGAGGGGAAGTTCAGGGCGACCGGGGCGCTCGAACGGCGAGCGCATTCCGGCCTCCTGGTAGCGCTGATGCTCACGCAGTCGCTGTTCGAAGACCTCGTCCGGATCGACACCGAGTTCGGTGCACTCGATTGAAAGGGAGGTCGTCCCATTCTCGATTCGCTCGGAGGAAGCGCGCGCGCTCTTGTAGTCGTCCGCCGAGGGCTTCGCGGGCCCCTGCCACTGCGCCCAGCTCGCCTCGCTCCGATGGGCGCGGAATGCCTCATAGCCTCCCTTGAAGGGGATGCGGCCTTCGCCGATTTCCTCGTCGAGCCAGCATTCGTAGATCGTCTGGCACTGAGGTGCGGCGAGACGCTCACGCCGCCGCATCACAATGGGCCAGATCGACGCCGTGCCCATGCGCGTCGATGAATAGGTGGCATTGCTGTGATCCATCGAGAACGACTCGTAGGTACAGCCGATGGCACGTGCGGTCTCGCGTGAGAGCGATGCCTTGAAAGGGAGATACTGCGGCCCCGGCGTATCCGAGGTTTTGAACTGCAGGTCTTCACCTGGCGCGAGGGAGGCAACACGGGACTCGCTGCCGATGGTCAGCTTGTCCTTTGCGTTGTCCATCATGGCGCCGAAGTAGTCGAGGAAGTCCTTCTTCAGCTCTGCACCGCCGGTTCCCAGATTGCTGAGTGCCTCGAGCCCCTCGAAGGCTTCCGCCGAGGGCGCCGGGCTGGTGAGAACAGCGGCAAACACGGTCTGCAGGATGAAGGTCTGAAGGACGCTGTCGTCGAGGATCTCCGACTGGGCAAATTTGCGGAACACCGGCGTGAGCAGAGAGATGCCCCGTACATCGTCCGCATCGACCGGATCGAATATGTGCATGACGACGGGGCGACCCTGCCCGTCCCTCGCCGGATAAGGCGTCGGAACGTCGATACCATCACGACGGTCGCGGAACTTGTATCCGACCGCTCGGCCGTTCGCATCGTGCCAGACCCCCTGATAGAGGCCTTCGGCTTCGATCGTGTCCTGCATCAACCGGTGTGGCGGCGTCATCAGAACCTTTGTTCCGGTGCTGATGCCGTAGCGCCGCCGCATCGCGCGCGGCATGTAGGACATCATGCCGGTGATCTCGCCATAGGCGATGTACCAGCGCAGCCCGATGTCGACCATTTGCGGGACCGTCAGCTTGCCACGCTGGTCGCATTCGGCGGGGTTCCAGGCCCAGTGCTTCCACCGCTTTTTGACGAGCGCACACCAGTCGTCCGTTTCCTTCTGGTCGTAGCCGAGCTTCGAAAGATCGGGCTGGGGCGACAGGACAAGCTCGACGCCGACGGTGTCAGCAAGGACCTGATCGGTGGCACCCTTCAGCGTGCCGGAGTTCTGGATAAAGTCGACGGCGAGCGCCGCGGCCGTCCTCCAGGAGCGCCGGACTTCCGAGCGGTGATCGGTCAGCGCCACACGACGCGACGCAAGCACGCCGGACTTGGTGTCGCGCAGCATTGAGGCCTGCGGCTGCGGCCGATCGAAATCGGCCTTCGGAAGCGCAATCAGATTGCGCATGCGGGTCACGACGGAAGGCGCCTTCACCGCTGCCCCCACTTCCGCCGTGGCCGTTCGGCTGGTGCAGACATCGCCGGCGCCTCATCCGAAGGTTCGGCTTCGGCCTTCGATGTTTCCTTTGCGGCCGGCCTCGGCGCCGCTTTCACCACGTGCGAGACGGGTGAAAGAAGATCGATCTGGGACGATGGACGGAGACGGGCCCGGATCTCGGCCCAATCATCCGACGACATGGTGGTGAGGCCGAGGCGCTCCGCCATCGCCATTGCGTAGACGCGGCAATCCAGAAGGTGATTGTCGCGACGGAGCACCTTCCACTCTTCCTTGAACTTCCCTTTGACGACGCCGGCGACAAACGCTTCAGCCGTGAGCTGAAGGAAGTATTCCTTTGAGTTCACGTTGGCGCTGAAGTGGCAGTAGCCCGGAGGGTCGGCAGGCTCGCCAGCCGCGAGGCCCGGCTTGTGAAGGTTGCTCATCAATTCGGATTTCAGGCCCCAGGTGCCGACGGGCCACAGCATGGCGCTGCCGAACCGCTTGCGCTTGCCGGTCTTGCGAATGGATGTCTTCGACGGCAGCCCGATCGCGGGAACACCCCTGCCCGGCTGGCCCTTGATCGCGAAGGCATCGCGGTGCCGGCGCGCCCACTCCAGCGCCTGGTTCATTCGGCCGCCGTCACTACCGTCGACGGCAATCGCCTCGATCATCCGCGGCTGACCGAAGGTGTCCGTCAACGGCCTGGCGTAGAATTCCGCAAGTCCGGCCCAGGCACCACGCGAGGGATCGTCCGTCGCACCCTCGAAAAACCGCACCACGAGCGACCAGCTCTGCCTGTCTTCGCCAAACGTGACAGTTTCACACCAGATGCCGGTGTGCTGGATATCGGCACCGGCCACGAGGAGGAGCCCTTCAGCGGGCACCACACCTTCCTCGTAGCCTTCACGCCGCTCCATCAGACGCTCGTGATCCGGCGCATTGCCTTTGAGTTTCGCGGGCAAGCCCAGAACGAGATTTGAGATTCCCTTCTCTCCGAGGCCGCCAGGCCGAGAGTGGGCGATGATGTCCTCGGCGATCGCCTCGTAGGACATCATGAGCGAGTCGAAGGCATCGACGTGAAAGCCCGGATGCCGGTCTGGGCCATGTGCGGAGGCGACAAAATGCCCGGCGCGGACGGCCGGAACGCGCTCGATCTCTGAGATCTCGTGACCGCAGTGTTCACAGGTGTAGCGCGACTTGTGCGGGTGGGCGCGGTCGAGAAGGAAATTCTCGAAGAACTGCTTTTGCGAGAAGCTGCATTCCGGACAATCGATGTTCCAGAAGCGCTGATCGGAACGCTTGAAGGATCGGTCGATGCGGCAATGACCATCGGCCTCGCCGAGTTCGTCGCCGGTGTCCAGTTCCGGGGTCGACAGCTCGAATATCTTATAGGTCTTGGTGCGCCGGAACGCCGTGAAGCGACCAAAAAAGAGCGTCTCCGGATCGTCCCCATTGGCATGCGTCTGCCACTTCGAGACCTCATCCTTCACGCCGTAGCGCGTCGTCTTGCCGGAAAGATCGGTCGCGACGTTCGCATTCGCGAGAGCAAGGGTGCCGCCAATGAATCGCTTCTCGTAGATCGTCGATCCAGCACCGGAACGGCTCACCGAAGGGAAGATGATCTCCTTGCCGGTCTCACGCTGCCAGGCGTCGATCAGGGGCGAGAGCTTCTGAGAGTTCATGTCCTGCAGGAAGTCGATCGACGGTAGCGCGTAGAGGACATTGTCCGGCGCCGTCTCAGCCACATAGAGACACCAGGCGAGCGCAAGAATCGACACGCCGGTCTGCTGCGATTTACGGACAGTGACGCTCGTCGCGGGGTGCTCGAGGCTCAGGCAGTCGGCGATCTCCCCGAGATAGGGCGCGTCCTCGAGCGACCAGAGCTCCCCCTTCTTCGGACCATCGACGAGCACCACGTTTTCCGGGAGCCAGTCCCGGAAGGCGATCGGAGGGCGCGGACGCACGGCAGCCGCAAGGGTCGACGCAACGAGAGCGGCGGCCCCCGGATGCACTCCCTGCAGGTGGATCGTCATGTGTCGGCTTCTTCGGTCTCGTCAGAAATGAGGGGATCGCCCGCCGGCTCGGAGAGCGCGAGCGCGTCGAGTTCGTCGGCGATGTTGCGGTTGATCTCGAATGCAATTGTGCGAAGGAGCGCACGAAGCCCGTGGGCTCCTTCTTTCGATACGGCGAGCGCCAGGTCATCGGCTTTGTTTGGAAGCCTGGAGACGATGCCCTGGATCTGTCGGCCGGCGTTCGTAAGCCCTTCCCTCAGCCTGTCGGCGCGAATGAGCTTCTTGAGTTCTTCCTGCCTCTGAAGCTCAGCCCGGGAAACCTTCAGCCAGGCCTCGCGCCGGAGCGCCTCGTCGCGGGAGTCCTTCGCGTGAGAGAGCGGTGAAGGTGCTGGGTTCGGTTCCTCTGAACGGCGCACCGCATTGGTCCGGGCCGAGCTCGCGAACTGACCTCGATAGTGATCGTAGTGAGCAAGCGAGAAGCGGACGATCCGATCCCTTGCGTCCCGCTCAACGGGCAGTTCGTGCTTCTCGACCAGCTGACGAACGATCTTGGTGACCGCCTGTTTGGAGATGCCGTCGCGATCGGCGACCTCTCCGGGCGTGGCCATCACATGCGTCGTGTCGATGTCCATCAATCCGTGCTCGCCGGCGCGCCTGACAACCGGTCAGGCACCGCGTGACAACCCTGACAACCGAAGTTTCCGAGTGGTGCGACTGGCAGAAATTCGGGCAGCTTCCGCCCCGTGGCGGTTGGGCCGTTTGTACGGTCCCTAGTCCGGTTTGGCGGATATGGAAGCCTAAATTTAAGGGCTCGACCCTGCCGATTTGGCGCGGGTCGGCAGGTGCGATCAGCTGATCACACCGCCGGTGGCGCGCTTGATTTCGTGCTCGATACGCTGAGGCAGAACGGTGGAGACGGTGCGCTCGAAGGCGTCCTTCGTCGCACCTTTCACCATCTCCGCAGGGATGATGACTCCCGACTTCTGCTTCTCGATCGGGAAGCGTCCGGTGCCGGTCCGCTCGAAGACGTGCCCGCCCATGCCGATGCCGACACGATTGGGGAAGCGGCCGCCCATGATGAAGGTGCCGGGGAAGACCTTACGCTGCCCGAACGGCGCCGCCGAAACCCCGCCGCGCGTTTCCCGCGCACCGAAATGCTTGAGCGCAATATCTCCACCGAATGACGTCATGCGGTAGGTCAGCGTCGCGGGCGACGACCGCGTCACCCGAACAGCCTGCACGATCAGCTTGCGGGACAGTCCGGTCTGTTTCGGCAGTTCGCGCCGCACCTGGGTACGGGCGGCATCACCTGCCCGGTTCACCGCGCGGTTCGCGACCGCGCGCATCTTCTTGTTCCCGAGCGCCTTCAGCGCATTGTCGAAGCGCCGGAGGCTTTCGACGTTCTGCCAGGTGATCGTCAGAGACATGATGGGGAGGAATTCAGGGTCCGAAAACAAAAAACGCCCGGGCGGCGAAAGCCTCCGGACGCTATGGCGGAACGTGGTGATTTGGGCCAAACGTGGTCCGGGCGTCAAGCGCAAATTGCAGCGCGCCGCGGACGACGCCTCATTCGGCGCCGTTTTCCGCCGTTTCCACGATGCCGATGACCGGCCGGGCACCC